ACTTATGATCTATTAAAAGTTAAAGTGATTGGCGGAGGTGCCATAGGTACGGCCACTTATTCGGTTTGGGAAAAGTCGTCGAGCGATTTAAAGGCTTCACAAGTTGTGACCGCTGAAACAATTAACGGTGATTTCCAAATGTGCGCCGGAGGTTTAGAAATACGCTTTGCCGGATCAACTGACTCAACGTCCGCGACGGCGAATAATGAATGGGAAATTGAAGTTCACGGCATAAGCGAAGATGTAAGGACGTCTAAAACAGGTAATATTGTATTATCGCGAGGATCATATCATGTCCCCTTCCACAATTTCAAAGGCGGCACAATACGCGCAGGCCACAGAAGATTCAAATTATAATATATGGCCCTTGTTCTTGATACGTCGTACAGCAACGTCTTTTATACTAATGTCCTTGCTAAACTTAGGTCGATTATTACGACAGACCGGGCTTGTACGGTTTATGTATCCCCGGAATATAAAGATCATGGCTCATATTCGATCCGTTTATGGGGTTCAAGCGCGGAAACTGACGTTATACTGGCAAATGAGTGGCGCAAACTTTACAACGTCGTTATCGCGCTTTACTCCTTGGGTGAGGATGGTGACGAAGCCTTTTATGAGCAGTTTTATTCTGACTCGGAAAGGCTTTACCAATTATTATATAATAATACAGAAAATGGGGCGGCGTCTTACCCTTGGCATGATGGCGTAATAGGCGATGTATCGTACGACGAATTTGAAGGGGATGAAGACGCAGTTGATGGTCTTCATGTTGCCCGTTTTTCATTTTCGTGTAGAATAAGTCGGGCGGATTAATTTAAATTAGGAGCAATATTATGGCGAAAGAATCAGCATCATCTAATAAAAACGCCTATAAAGCAACGCGCGGTTATAAGGCGTTTATGTCAAATAAAGGACTGTTATCAGAAGAACAGCACAAAAAATTATTGAAGGGCGAAGCCGTTGATTTAAAAGGTGCATCTGAAAAACAATTACAGTATTTATTGACTAATAATTTAATTAAAAAAGGTTAGAGGAGTAAAATATGGCAACTAATGCTTCGGGTAGAGAATATAAGGCCATCGTTGGAAAGCAAGATGTGTCCGCATTGGCAATAGGCGGGGACGGAAGCCTTGCTGACGCTGATTTTGTAAGTGGATCACGTTTATTTATGAGAATGAATCAGCTATCGGGGATCAATTACGACGGCGCTTTTCAAACCGCCACAGTATTGCGAGCTGGCAGAAGGTCTTACGAAGACGGCGATTTTATACGTCATTACGGTTCTGGGTCTTGGACATGGGATTTTGATTATTTAGTAGAAAATGAAGTTATGTTGCAAACTTTATTAAGTTTAGTAACTGGCGTATCCACAACATCCGGGGCAATAACAATCACCCCGGCAGTTGCTGATACGCATGAGGATTTATCGCATGGATCGACTACGGCAGATAATGTTGGTATAATTTTATTAGAGGCCGGAACAAGCACAACGGGATTAGACTCCGACGATCAAATTATGCACAGTGCCGTACTGCAAAATCTGACGATTTCGATGGAAATGAATACAGACGCGGGTAGAATGCACTGTTCGGGGCAGTTCATGTCAGGCTATAAACCTGTTATAAAAGATTCTGGTGTTACCGGGGCAACAACCGCTTCAGATTTTGAAAAAGGATTGTTTTCCTTTACAAACGCTTTAACCGTGGGAGGTCATGCCGTTACTTGTAGCGCATTTTCGATGACATTTACAAATCCGGCGGCAAGGGTTGGATGGCAAGGGACAAGCGCCGAGGCTGATGGATATGTAAGGGGCGGATTATATGATATTTCAGGCTCTATAACCGTTAAATACGATGCAAATATGGCCGACGCATTATCTGCGGATTGGGTGGCGAATCCATCGACAGGATACGCTTTAGCGTTAAATGACGGTTCTAATTTTGATATCAGTATCCCATCCGCAAGGATGACAGGTCATAATATTGATTTTGCAGACGAAGGAATGTTTGTCGAAATACCGTGGACAGCAACAACTGGCGCCGCGGCAAGTGGCAATCTCGCAGTATTAACTATGTCTTAATAAACATTATTTAAACAGGAGGGAATGTGGCCGATAAAAAGCTCAAATCTGGGCGCAAGGTTAAAATCAAATCAATGTCAGTCGATCAAATCGATGAATGTACCGACATACCAGAGGTTATATTTGAAGGTGGATCGGTAAAGACCATTTTAAATTCATCTAAAGCCCGTACGCAATGGATACGCTATGGATTAGCCGGGGGTGACTTCAAGGATTACAAAGAAATCAACGGCATTGCAACTGACAGCGTTATTAAACAAATGAGCCTTGAAGAAAAAGACGAATTAATGCTCATAATTCAAGAAGCTCAAGTATTGGGGGAATAGATGGCCTGTTATTGGGAATCAATACGGCTT